GGAAGAGTTATCCCAGACATCCACGCTGTCATTGGTTCTACCAACAACAGAGGGATGTGGATTTCTCAACTCACAATGCATGTGGAGTCTCTGGAGAGGCGTGTCGGAAGACACACCTGTACAGTTGCTCCCGAATATGCAAATTCAGATGGTACTGTCAATTGGGAAGCGGTCGAACAAAACCCCCCAAAGGAGTACGATGTATTTGGCATTAAGGTGCGAGATATGTTCAAGATCGACATTGAAATTGGAGGCGGTCCTGCTGGATACGTCCCAAAGGTTATCCCCTACAAGGGTGGAAAGAAAGCCTTGAAAGGCCTCAGTGTCGGAGAATGGGTCCATTTTTGCGAGATTTGCTTGCGTCTTCATGATGAAGAACAAGAACGCTATATTGGAGCCATCAAGAACGTTAATGCTGTCAAGTGTGAACTTTGCGGTTATCTTTCTTGCGATGTTGAATGCAAGAACTACTGCGGGGTTTCCGCTAAGCCAGATATCTCTGAATATGTTGCCCCTAAGATCGTGATTAACAACCGATCTGGAGGACTTGATCCTCCGATAGAGGCACCCCAGGGACCCGACACTCATCAGAGTGCGGTCACCAATGCGGCGATTAGATCCTTGAAGAAAGCTGTCGAAGATCGCTGTGGAGATGTTCCTTTTATAGGTTCATTCTGCAGAGTTTTTGTAGGCAAACTTTTTACTTGGATTTGGCCCGAAGTCGTGATGGCTTCTGTTCTTTGTGTGGTCATGGACCACATCTCTGAAGCCTATTACACACAATGGTGGTTCTGGATTCCTGATAAGTATTGGCACTGGAAACTATGGAAAAAGATTGCCCCCATTCTCCAAGATGTGGAGATAAGGAGGAAGATCAAGGTTGCTGACAGGATGAAATTTTATACTCCTATATTAGCCCTTGCTGGTCTTCTTCAGCAATTCCGTGATCCTCGATTTGGATATATTGCACTGATGGTCTTTTGGCCAGCGATTGTCCAGGAAACCAACAATTTGGCATTCGTCTTGGTTCTATTGCTATTGGGTGCTTGGATGAAAGTACTGGGAATAAGCTTTGTTTTGATAGCTTTGACGCAGTTCCTCCTTCTTGGGAAGATTTCCTTTGATTTGAGGAAGGAATCCTATGAATATATCACTAGTAAGCGAAATGCTATTGGTGAATATGGTAGAGAGATGCGCGAAGCATACAGCCCGCACTTGAAAGCTGCAATCATTGCAGTTAGTTCTATTGGTGCAGGATACATGGCTTGGACATTGTACAACTCCTTTGGAGATCCTAAACCTGAAAAGGCCCAACCTGAGGATGCCTCTGTCAAAGAGGAACCTCCGGATGAAACACCCCAGAGTTTGATGGCTAAAGAAGTTATGCCAGAATCGGACAAACATGTCCCACCACCAAAGATTAATTTCATGGACAATTCCAATGAGATGCTCGAAAGACGCAATCAAGTCAAGAATACTTGGTGCAATGACGTGGTGAAGAAGAAATTTGGAAATTCTGAGACCGCCACCTATACTGCCGAGCAATTTCTCAATGTAGTGAAGAAGAACATTTCAGTAGTTGAAGTTCTCTCTGGCGATGAATGGAAGCCCAAGTGCAATCTATTTTATCGCTGTGATGAGCTTGCCGAGATATCGGCGCACGATGCGCCAACGGGAACTGAGATTTGGAAGATCACTGACAATGAAAAGCCTCACTCCCACAAGACTATTACTGTCGACCCTACTTGTTGTTTTAAGGAGAGACCTGACAGTGAAACTCTTCTGATTTATGCCCCAAAGAACTCCAAAGCAAACATGAATAAGTTTTGCACGGAGAAGCCTGGTGCGTTTCAGGATGTGGTTTTTGTTCACCGCGATCTGACCTCGATGAAGGTCACTACAAGACCTGTGTCTGGTACACAGTATCTTCGTAGTCGCGAGCACACATTGACCTATCAATGGGGAAATAGTGAAGCTGATCAAATGCTCATGAAAGCCGCCAAACCAGACATCACTCAACAGGAGCTCGAAATCGGGCACACCTTTTTGGGTGCTTGTGGTGGTATCTATGTGACTTGCGGGAAGAATCCGTCAGTCGTTGGAGTGCATTACGCTTGTAGCACTGCTGACGATACATGGGGACGTTCACAACTTTGTTCTGCGGAATTCATCCAGAAGACATTGATGTACGTTCAGACTGAGAAAAAGTCTATGTGTCTTTCTGCAAATCCCCCAACCTCTTGGGCCCCTGAAATAAATGGCAAGCCCACGTTCAAGTTCGCAACTGATCAATCAGGTTCTCTGGCAGATCAGACCGGATGGGTTCAGGAAAATGATCCCGAAGTTCAACGTTATCTTCAAGTAGGAGAACCAGCACGAGCAATCGTTCTGGAAGCTCAACAGGGAGATGAAGTGAAGCAATCCGGTCTCCACGCCGCACCTGACGATGCCGACAGCTATCAAGGTATGAAGTACCTGGGCTGTCGAGATATGTCAGCCTTCTATAAATCGAAGGCTCTGCAAACTATGATCGCTGAGGATGTTTACAAGAAGTTCCCCGATTATCCCCGGTTTGCCGGCCCCAGATTTGGAAGATCAATGTGGCCGAAGAGTACTGCTTACAGCTTCGAGAGTTCTCCAGGACTCCCTCCAGCACATTTGGAGAAAGCTGTTCAGGATTACCTTCATGGAATGAAGCCAGCTTTTGAAGCTGCAACCTACCTGCATGAGCATTCACGTCCACTCACGTGGAAAGAAGCTCTCAATGGAATACCCGGAGTCAAGTTTATCGATCCGATGAACTGGTCTACCGCTATGGGTCTTGGATACCCTGGTGGTAAACGTGCTTGGCTCTATGAGTATCTTGATGAGGAAGGAGTTCCAAAGAAGGACTTTCTCAAAGATGTTTGGGAAAGAGTCAAGACTTCAGTTGAAGAATTGAAACAAGGGAGAAGAGTCCCTTGGATTTTCTCAGCCACTCCAAAAGACGAACCCACACCTGAAGACAAGGCAAAGGTAAGACTTTTTATGGTTGGAGAAGTGGCCTGTGTTATTCTAGTGAGGATGTACTTTACACCATTGTGTAGAATCCTCCAGATGCTCAGTGCCACTTCAGAATGTGCTGTTGGTATGAACTGCACTTCCTATGATTGGGAGTCAGTGATGCAGCACCTTGAAACCCATTCGAATCACTTCGATGGGGATCACAAAAAGTACGACTTGTTGAAGTCACAGCAGATTTCACGCGCTTCCTACAGGATTTTGTTGGAAATTGCGTCCTGGTGTAACTACAGCGCTGAAGATCTCTCCATTATGCAAATGATGGTTTCGGATCTAGTCATGCCGTTGGTCAATTTTAACGGTTATGTCGCTGCGCTAGAAGGTAGCACACCATCAGGTATCCCTCTGACTGTGATCATCAATGGCTTGGACAACAGCTTGATGAACCGATGTGGTTTCTTTGCTTGTTATCCTACAGCCACAATCGGAGAGTTTCGGAATGCAGTGAAGCACGTGAACTATGGCGATGATTTTATTAACGCAGTTCATTCACGCTATCCGAACTTCAACTTTCTCACACTTCAAGAGTACTTAGCACTGTATGGGGTTCATATCACCCCAGGGGTTAAAGACGCTGAATCACACAAGTATGTCCCGTTTGACAAACTCGTGTTCCTTCAGCGTCGTTCCAGGTTTGAGCCCAAGTTGGGCCACCGAATTGGCGCACTCGAAGAAAAATCGATTGCCAAGATGCTGAGCTGCGTTCTGGCCTCCAAGGTTAACACCATTGGAGAGGCCACAGCACTCAACATTGATACAGCACTGCAGGAATATGTTCACCACCCTCCTGAGGTCTTTGAAGACCGCAGGCTTTGGTTGCAACAAGCTGCTACGGAAGTAGGCATTGCCCACATGTGTAGAAATATCACACTGTCTCGCGATGAGATCTTCCTGGCGCTCCATCCTGAGGACACCCAGTAGAGGGTGTCCACGTCTTCCGATGACGTTAAAAGCATGGCTCTGTGCGGGTCCGA